CTAGCCGCGCGCGCCCAGGGCCGCCGCCCGCGCCAGCATCCGGGCGATCTGCGTCTCCGAGCGCAGCAGCCCTTCGGCCCCTCCATCCACCGTGACGTTCACCGTCACCCCGGCCCCCGAACCAGAGCGACCGCCCATCGGCTCGACCGTCCCCGCGCTCGCCGGACGGAACACCTCCGGTCCGCGCTCCCCGACCAGATAGGCCCCGCCGCCCAACACCAGCCCGCCGTCCGCCCGCGCCCCGCCGAAGCCGCCCAGCGCCGCCGCTATGGCCCCCGACAGTCCGCCGCCGCGCGCGCCCGCCGCCGCATTAACCGCGTTCAGCACCGCCCGCGCCAGTTCGGCCAGCGTCACCTCTCCGTCCGCCGCCGCCCGCGTCAGCGACCGCGTGAGGCTGGCCCCCGCGCGCCCGAAGGCGTCCTCGATCGAGGCCGCCGCCCGTTCCGCCGGCTCCTTCAGCGCCTCCAGCGCCGCCGCGGCCTCCGCCGCCTTCACCGGCACGGCGTCGATCCCGTCCGGCCTGAAACTATCGGTCATCCGGCCACATCTCCTGCATCCGCTCCAGTTCGCCCCGTCCCAGCGGCGCCGCCTGAACCGGCCCGGCCGTCAGCATCCGCCACTCCTTCAGCGACAGCCGCCAGAAGCTCTCCGGCGCCACGCTCATCCGCGCCGCCGCCTGCATCATCTCCGCCCATTGACGGTCTTGGGGCGTCATCAGGCGGCCGCCGCAAAGGCCTTCGCCACCGCCTCCGCCGCCTCACGCGGATCGACCGACGCGCTCGCCAGCCCCTCCGCCAGCGCAACCTCGCCCCCGCCGCGCAACAGCGCCGCCAGCACCACCATCAGATCCCGCGCCGACAGCGCCTTCATCCGCTCGGCCAGCGCCGCCATCCCGGCGACGCCCAGCCCGGTCTCGATCTCCGCCAACGCCCCCAGCGTCAGACACAGCTTCCGCTCCGCCCCCGCCAAAATCGCGGCGACCTCGCCCCGCACGCCGTTCACGCTCATAGCGGCGAGAACCCAATCTCGCCCGCGCTGGCCAGGCTCAGCGCAAAACTGGCCTCGCCCTCATGCTCCCCGGCGTATTCCAGCGCAGCGACCAGAAACGGCCCCTCCAGCACGCCGAAGTCCGGCACGATCAGCCGCCACGTCTTCGCCGCCTGCTCAAAGAAGGCCTCGCGGATCAGGGCGTCCGAAGCCGCGTCTCGAAAAATCCCCTGACCCGACACCGCCGCCGACTTCACGCCCGCCCCCGCCAGCAGTTCGCGCCACCGCCCGGCGCTGTCGCTGTCGGTCGCATCCACCGTCTTGGCGTTCAGCGAGATCGTCCTCGCCCTCAGCCCCGCCACCGTGGTGAAGGCGCCCCCCGCGCCCTCGATCTTCAGCAGGATGTCCTTGCCGCGTTGCGCCGTCATGATGTTCCCCGTTTCTCTGTTTCCTTCCCCCGGTGGGAGAAGGTGGCCCGAAGGGCCGGATGAGGGTTCCCGGTCGCCGTCGGCTGAAAGCCGCCGCGCCACGGCTGACGCCGACTGCAACGTCAACCCCTCACCCTTTCGCCTTGCCGATCGCTTCGCTCCCGGAGGCTCAAGCCCTCTCCCGCCGGGAGAGGGTTCAGATCTCTTCCGTCACCGCCCGCACCCGCATCACCGCCCACGCCCGCTTCAGATCCGGGCTGCGGAACAGGTCCGTAAACGTCATCGCCACGCTGACCGCCTTCACCCCGTCCGCCTCCAGCGGCGCATCGGCCAGCCGCGCCCGCACCGCCGCCGCCACGGCCCGCGCCTCCTCCAGCCCCCTGAACTGACTGGCGCAGGTCAAGGTCAGCCGCTGCTCCACCCCGCCGCCGTCGGCGTTCAGCGGCCGGCTCTCGCACCGCCCGATCACCAGATGCGGAAACCCCGCCCCGGACGGCGCTTCGTCCCACACCCGCACCGGATCGCCCAGCAGCGCCTTCAGCGCCCCGTCGTCGCCCAGATGCGCGATCAGCGCCTTCACCAGCGCCCCTTCATGATCCTTCATCGCGCTCGCTCCAGGTTCAGCCGCACCCGGCCCGCCGCCTTCGGATCGGCCTCGATCCCGACCACGCCCCAGTCCGCCCCGCCGAAGCGCACGACCAGCCCTTCCTCCAGCCTCGGATCGGCCCGCACGGTGGCGCTCAGCGTCTCGACGCCGCGCGTCACGCCCGCTTCCGTCCGCTCGCGCCGCCTGCGCGCGCCCAACGCCAGCCACAGCGACCCGACCGGCTCATAGCTGACCACCTGCCCGCCATAGGGCGTCTGCGCCTCAACCGGCCGCACCACCGACGCCACCACCTTCATCGCCCCCGCGCTCACAGCCGCACCACGCGATAGGGCGCGATCCACCCCTCGACCGGCGCCGCGCTCATCTCGCCGTCGCCGCGCTCATAGGCGCGCATCACCAGCATCATCACCGCCAGCCTCAGCGGCGCCGGCGAGGTCGAAGTCAGGCTCAACCCGACCTCCCCCTCCACCCGCGCCCTGGCGGCGTCGATCAGCGTCTGGATCAGCCCGTCCTCCGCCTCATGCTCGACGCGCAGGAACAGCTTCGCCTCCGCGAGGCTCACGGGTGCGCTCATTCAAATCTCCCTATGTTCCTTTTCCTTCTCCCCTTGTGGGAGAAGGTGGCCGCCGCAGGCGGACGGATGAGGGGTCTTGCGCCCGCGAAACCCCTCACCCTCCCACCGCTCACGCGGCGGGCCCCTCCCTCTCCCACAAGGGGAGAGGGCTCTCGTTCGCCGCCCCTACGAAGCCGCGAACTTCATCAGCTTGATCGCGTCGAAATTCTGCACCCCGCCGCCGACACGCTTGGTCGTGTAGAACAGCACATAGGGCTTGGCCGAATAGGGATCGCGCAACACCCGCACCCCCGCCCGATCCACGATCAGATAGCCGCGCGTAAAGTCGCCGAACGCGATCGACAGACTGTTGGCCGCCACATCCGGCATCGTCTCGATCTCGGTGACCGGATAGCCCAGCAGACTGGCCGTCTCGCCCGGCCGCGTCGCCGGCGACCAGACATAGTTCCCGTCCGCGTCCTTGAACTTGCGCACCGCCGAGACCGTGCGCCGGTTCATCACGAAACGCCCGTTCGGCCGATACTGAGCCTTGGGCGCATAGATCAGGTCGATCAGCTTATCGACCGGACTGGCGCTGGCGAAGGCCCCCGCCGCGCCCGAGACCACCGTGCCGATCTGGCCCCAGGTCTGCGTGCCCTCGGTCGCCGTGGCGTAGGCCAGGAAGCCCTTGGGCTTGTTCACCCCGTCGCCGCTGACGAAGGCCGCCGTCTCCTGCGCCGCGAAGGCGTCCTCGACCTCGGCCGCCAGCCATTCGTCCAGGTCGATCAGGGCGTCGTCCAGCAGGCTCTGCGTCGCCGCCGGACAGGCGTAGAGATCCGCCGAAGAGAACTCCAGCAACGCCAGCGTCGCCGGGTCCGTCTCGGGCCTGGCCGCCGTCTCGGCCACCCAGCCCGCCTGAACGCCCGCCGTCGACACCGGCTTCCTGAACACGCCCGAGCCGACCGTGCGCACCGTGGCGATCTCGCGCATCGGCGACCCGGCCATCAGGCGCCGCTCGATCGCGCGCTCCGTCTCCGGCGGCACGACATAGCCCGCCGAGTTCGACGCCGACGACAGCCCCGCCTTCAGCTCCAACCCGTGCGAGGCGCCCGACTTCATATAGCCGTCCCACGCCGCCTTGGCCTCGGGCGCCGCGACCACGGCGGGCGGCTCGGCCCCCAACATCGGACGGCGGCTCTCGCTCAGCGCACGGTCCATGCGCGCCTGCGCGCTGGCCACGGCCTGATCGATGCGCGCCACCTTCTCCTCCAGCAGCGCATCGGCGGAAGCCTTCTTTTCGATCTCGTCCAGACGGGCGTCGTTGGCCCCTTTGAACGCCTCGAACGCGGCCATCATCTCATGCATGGCGGCGCGCGCCTCGGGCGTGCCCGAGACGGTCTTGGTCTCTTTCATGGTCTCTCCAGAAAAATGCGCGACCGTCCTGCGGCGCGCCGTCAACCGGGCCAGGCCCGGAACGGGTGCGATCCTTCGTGCATCCGGGGAACCGTGCTACGCCGTCCTCGGATCAAGGGATGGATCAATGTTCAAGATCGCCGTCGCCGCCGTGTCTGCAGCTGGGCTCATGTCATGCACGGCGCATGACGCTTCGGCTCAACGCCTCTCCGCCGCCTCGCCGTCAGAAGCGCCGCGCGTCTCGCCGGACCGGGGCCGCCTTTCGGCCTACACCTCGATCAATCTGCGGATGTTCGAGACCCTCGGCGCCTGCGAGCACCTCAATCGCGACGGCGCCGGCGATCAGGCTTTCTCGGCCCATCTCCGCCGCCACGCCCCGGCCGCCGATCAGGCCGAACGACGCGCCCTCCGCGCGGCCTACGACCGAGGCCGGACGCCCGCCGTCGCCGCCCGCCAGACGGCCGAAACCTGCGCCATCGCCATGCGCGGCTACGACCAGGAAACGCCCGAACTGCACGGCCGCCGCGACGATCGCCCCCTCGCCTCGCCCAAGCTCTGAGCCATGCGGATCGTCTTCCTCTACGGCCCCGTCGGCGCGGGCAAGCTGACCGTCGGCCGCGAACTGGCGCGCCTGACCGGCCTGCCGCTGTTCCACAACCACTTCGTCGTCGACGCCGTCGGCGCCGTGTTCGACTTCGGCTCCGAGCCCTTCATCCGCTTGCGCGAAGCCTTCTGGCTCCAGACCTTCGCCGAGGCGGCCCGCGCCGGGCGCTCGCTCATCTTCACCTTCGCGCCCGAGGCCACGGTGGACCCCGGTTTCCCCGCGCGCGTCCAGGCGGCCGTCGAACCGTTCGGCGGCGTCGTCACCTTCATCGCCCTGGCCGTCTCGCCCGAGGAACAGGAACGCCGGATCGTCCAGCCCAGCCGCGCCGCCTTCGGCAAGCTCCAGTCGGTCGATCTGCTGCGCCGCCTCCGCGCCGAGTTCGACGCCAGTCTGGCCGCCATGCCGCCCGCCGACCTGACCATCGACACCGAGGCCTGCTCACCGCCCCAGGCCGCCGAGCGCATCGCCGCCCACCTGGCCGACCGATAGGCCGTCAGGCGTCAGGCCCCCGCACCCCGAACCGCGCCCCCGGCAGCATCGGAAACGTCACCAGCGACACCTCCCACAGCTCGACCGCGCTCAGCACCCTCAAGCGCCCCTCGCGCCGCGCCTTCATCGCCCGAAAGCCGATCGACAACCCGTCCAGCGCCCCGGCCCGCGTCAGGACGGCGGCGTAGCGGGCCTCGGCGGACCAGTCCTCGATCCGCCCCTCGACCCACAGGCCGCGCTCGTCCTCGACCATCCGGTCCCAGACGCCGACCACGGCGCGGCTCTCATGCTGATGCAGCATCCGCACCCCGCCCGCGCCGGTCTTGGCCAGGCTCTCGGCGAAAACGCCGCGCGCCGTCACGTCCCCGTTCAGGTCCGCCACGCCCCACAGGGAGGCGTAGCCGGCGATAGCCAGCCCCGCCCTTGTCCGGCTTGTCGCCGCCATCATTTCTCCTCCAAACGCCGCTCGATCCGCTCGACCGCCGCGCGCGTCGCTTCGCCCTGGGCCTCCAGCCGCGCCAATCGCTCGGCGACCAGCCTCTGCTCGCCCACGCGCTGCTCCAGCGTCGCGATCCGCGCCGCCGCCCCGCCTGCCCAAACCAGGCCCCCGATAGTCTGCACCAGCAAGGCCGCGATCAGGGCGACGGGCATCTTCTTCATCGCCTCCATCACGCCTCCACCCCGGCCATCCGGCGCCGTTCCTCGTCAGTCAGGAAGCTCGCGGCATTCAGCCGCGCCCACAGCGCGTCCCGTTCGACCTGCAACGCCGGAACCGCATCCAGATCCGGCTCGACCCGGCAATCGACGAAGCGGCTCCCCAGCCACCCCGTCATCGCCCCCGCCGCCTTCCGCACCAGCGGGATCACTGTCCCGCGCCAGAAGGCCGCGTTCGCCTCGCGATAGTTGGCGTAGGTCGCATCCCCGGGAATCCCCAGCAGCTGCGGCGGCACGCCGAACGCCAGGGCGATCTCCCGCGCCGCCGCGTGCTTGCCGGCGATGAAGTCCATGTCGTGCGGCGTCAGGCTCATCGGCTTCCAGTCCAACCCGCCTTCCAGCAACAACGGCCGCCCGGCGTTGCGCGCCCCGGCATGGGCCTCGCCCAGCTCCGCCTTCAGCGCCTCGAACTGATCCGCCGTCAGCCGCTCCCCGTCCTTGGCGCCATAGACCAGCGCCCCCGACGGCCGCGCCGCATTGTCCAGCAGCGCCTTGTTCCAGGCCCCCGACGCATTGTGCACGTCGATGGCGAAGGCCGCCGCCTCCAGCGGTGAAAACCCGTAATGATCGTCCGTCGGGTGAAACAGCTTCAGGTGCATGACCGGCGACCAGCCGTCGCCATGCCGCCCGATCCGCACCGCGCGCCCGCCGACCGCATACTCATAGGCTTCCGGCCAGCCCGCCCGTCCCGGAACCACCTTCACCCGATCCGGCCTCAGCGCCCACAGCTCGTCCGGCGCCCCGTCGCCGTCGGCGTCGCCGGTCGCCTCGACATAGGCGTTGCCCGCCGTCTGCAGCGCGCCGTACAGCGCCTCCATCAACTCCCCGCCCGACTGATCGGGATTGGGCTTGGCCAACAACCGCGCCAGCGGATGGTCCGCCGTCCGCACGCCCCCGACCATCACCATCAAGGGCGTCGAGGCCGCCGCCTCCGCGATCATCCGCACACAGCGATAGGCCACGGCGTTCTTGCCGAATCCCTCGTCCGCCAGATGGGCGTAGTCGCGCGGCGTCCACCGCGCCCGGCCCGCCCCAGTCAAGGCGATCAGCGGCCCCGTGCGGCTATCCTTGATCTCGGGCGCAGAAACACGCCGCCGACCGAACGGTCGTCGCCAATCCAT